TACTATCATCTCTGTTTATTGAAGTAGCCTGTGGGTAAATGTTAGACAGAGCATTTGATAAATTTTGATTAGCACTTATTAATTTTGTTTTACTTTCCCAAGTTAAAACTGTTGCTGATTTAGTAACACTTGAATTGCTTTGATTTAGTCCAAAGTATTTATTCCAAAATAACAATCTAGGTGAAAATTCATACCCTTTTGGAGGTCTTGCAAAATCATTTGGACTTGTTAATGTTTTATCTTCTTTATCTTGCCATAAACAAGCGGAAAATGCATTGTCTACATTAACATCACCTATAGTATCTTGATCTTTTGCATTATATGTTCCAGAAAAAAAAGGATTTTCAAATATACTATTACCTCTTTGAAAATTAGTTCCTAAATCTTCTTGATAAGGATATTCATCTTCTATACCTTTAAAATATTCAAATGCTCTAAATTGAACTGTTGCATCTTTGTCATCTGTTTTATATTTAAAAACAAAATTATTTTTTAAATCAGTTTTCATCCAACTATCTTTAGTTTCTTTACTTCTATCTAACTTATATGTCCAGTCTATTGCATCTGCTTTTGTTTTATAAAAACTATCAAATGGTTCAATGTTTATAATTTTATTTCTTTCTTCAGTAGTCATTTTTAAATTAAATGCGTGAGCCACGCCTTTAATAAAGTCAAGTTGTTTATATTCTTCATTAGTAACATCTTTAAGATTATAAGTCTGTCCATATTCTACATATTTAGGTGCAAAAGCAACATCAAATTGTGAACTTGCTAATGACTTCCAAAAAACATCTACAGAAAATTCTTGAGAATTAGTTTGTGCATCTATTTTAAATCCTTTTGTTAATCTTATTTTATCACCAGCATTTAAGTATTGACCTTGTACGTTTAATTCATCTAAATCAATATAGTCTG